TATAATATTTATAATAAAAAACTTAAAAACATTTTATTGTTTATTATTAAAATGAAAAGTTTTTTCCTTTCTTTGTTTGCTGGTATGCTTGCTTTTTGTCAATCACAAACTTGCGTTAACAACTATTCACAATTGAATAATGGTTGTGTATCTTTTTCAGTATCATCTGGTACTGGTTGTGCTTGGATGTGTAATTATTGTGCTTCTCAACTAGGAACAAATAACTATTATTTTACTGATGGAGTATGTAGTTATCAATCTGGTGTTGGATGTGTTGGAAATCCTATTTCTGGAAATACATATACTTGTTGCTCAACATGACTAAATAGTTCATATATTTTTATAGTAATGTATCCATTTTTTGTTATGATATTGTAGTTACACCTTTGCACATTCAAAACGCACCACAGTTATGATAATGTGATGCTGATTGCGCTTTCATGGTGTAAAAATATTCTAAGAATGTTTCAAAAATGTTGCAAGAATATTATTTTACACCGACGAAAAATTCGTAAACTTGTGAAAATGGCACAAAGTGCAATTGGAACTTAATTTTACTCGGTCAATCACCTTAAGAATAATCCGCCAGTAAATTCGTGTTACCTAGTTATGCACTTAAGAGAATGTTACGCAAGAAAAGCAATTTATGTGTCTTTATTGAACCAGTTGCTTGATTGTGTACCTATATTGAAATAGATTTTCTAGCAGTTACATGTAATATTTGTAAAAAATGGTTTAAAGATTTTTTACAAATATCAAACAACATGAATTATATTTTGCGAATTACTTATATTTTAGCAGTTAACTCGATAAATCCAGTATGTTCTGTTAATCCAGTTAATTCAATTAAAATAACAAAACCCAATCTGTGTATTGATTGTAAGCATTATACAAAACCTTTTATTTTTGCTGATAAAAATTTCGGTAAATGTTCTTTGTTTCCAAGACCAGATTTAGATGAGTATTTTTTTGTAGTCGGAAGTAAAAGTATTGATGATTACTATCCCTGTTGTATTGCAAGGGCATATGATGACATGTGTGGAAAAGATGGTAAACTATTTGAAAAAAAAACAAAATAAATATATATACCAAAATTATTTATTTCTTTTTTCAAACAAAAATTTCTTAATAAAATTCTTTTTTGTTAAACCTCTTTTTATAAAACCCTTTTTTATCGAACCTCTCTTTCTTGAAATACTTTTTCCTATTTTTCTCTCTTTCTTAGTTTTTTTAAATGTATTTACTTTTGATTCAAATTCAAATTCTGATTTAGGCTTTTTATTATTATAAAAAATGTCTAATACTTCATCGTTTGGACGATATCTTAAAAACCATTCTTCAAATTCTTTACTATTTTTGTTATCTTTTAGTTCATTATATTTATTTGCTTTTTCTTCTCTTAATTCTTCTATCGTATTTTGATGTCCGTAACATTTTATACTAAATCTTTTTAGTAATCCTTTTTGTGCTAAACGATTGTGTTGTTGAACTTCAAATAAATATTGAGCTATACATAGCAAACGATCACTATCATAATAATCTTTATTAGAATACAAAAAGGCCAAATAAAAACTCAAAATTGTATCTATTGTACCGACTTTGATTTCACCATCATTTGTATGAATTACATTATAACTATAACATGCTATTGGCTTATAAATAAAGGCTAATGTGTCTTGACCTATTTTCAATTCAATATGAGGAGCTATTAATTCTCCAATTGCTTGTTTATTTACTATTTTTAAATTATGTATTCCTGCTTGTTCTAACTGTTCTTTTACTATTTTTGCTGTAGTCTTGGGATCCTCTGTTATTACATCAAAATCCGGATATTTCTTTAATTTTTTTATAGGCATATATCTGGAATATAGAGAAATAGCATAACCGCCAATAAATACTACTCCTTGATTTATAAGCGCTTTTCTCATTATATAAAAAATTTCTTCTTCTTTGTTTTTTATTTGAGCGTTTGATATTTCTCTCTGTATATTTATTTTATCACAGTCATGACCTTTCAAAGGATAATATTTATTCAATAATGTCAGTCTCTTTAAAACTTTTTCCCATCTTGAAACATCACCAGCAGGTCTAGATAATTCCAAAAACATAGACATGCGTAAAAAGTTAGGTGGGGCATAATATATTCCATTTATTTTTATTGCATCTTTTTTTAATGCAATAAATATATCTTTTGACAAATGTGTAATGTCTGCAGTAGGAATGAAATTTACAAAAACTTTGTATGTGCCTTTGTGTTGCCCTGACTTTGCTTCCACTTCTAAAAATCCTTCTTCTGCATATATATCAGTTAACTCTTTCGCATCTTCTAAAGCATTTGTGCTGAAAAAATCGTAATCTGGTATTTCTGTTTCTCTATTATAAAATTGTGCTTCTTTTGGGAGAATGTTGTTTATAGCAGTTCCCCCGTAGCATATTAATTTTTTTTTTCTTATAAAATCCTCTACTATTGTTATAATTTTTTTTATTTCCGGATTTTTTATTACATTTTGCCCTTGGATCTCTTCAGCCCTATCAACTGCTTCTCTCAAAATTGTTAACTCACAATCTTCATAATGTTGAGATTTATCACATAATTGCTTGTGCTTGTGTGTATGATGTTTCTTCATTTTGTTTTATAATATATAGAGAAAATGTTTTTATTTTCGGTGTTTCCTTGTTTTTCTCGGTGTAAACATGGGATTTTCTAAACCATACAATAAAGCCATTTGTTTTTTGGCATTTTTTTTAGTAGTACATTTTGAATGTTTCCTTTTTGTTGTTGTGTTTACAACACTAAAACATTTTTTTCCTTTTACTTTGCGAATTTTATATGGCATTTTATATATTATTTACACATTATTTTTTACAATATTTTCAAAACTAAATATTAAAATTATAATAGTCACTTGTAATAGTTCTAGTTTGATAACTTACACTAGGATTCTGAGGGGTTGGTGCTGGTATAGTAACAGGCACAAGCCTTAAATTTTCAGGTTTCAAACTAAACGCATACCCTGCACTATTGAATGTTTGTATATATGCTTGCAAATTGCTATCATAAAATTGAAACATCATACCGATCATTTGACATCCAGTTGCTAAACAAGTTGCCAAGTTAGGATTGACAGGATTTGCACCTATATTATCTGGAAAAACAATTGTCATATTTGATTTATTATAATCTTGCAGTTCAACTAAATCCGGTGTGTTTTTAACGTTATTAAAAGGCAAAGCATGCATAAATATACTATTGCTTGTTAAATTTACATATTCATAAAAATCTTTACAATCCATAAAACTGTTATTCATTTTGTCAACAATTAAAACAATTTTCTTTCGTAATTTAAGCAAAGGAACTATTCCCAAGTTTTTACCGTGACTCTCGTAACTGTATTCAGGTCCTAAAAATAAATTATCATATTGTTTAAAAATGTTTGCCAAGTTTTGATACATGGTAGTGTTTGTACTTTTGATTCTTAAATGCATTATGAGCGGATCATCCGGATTAACACACGTACCGCTAGAAAAGGCATTACTACTTAATACATACATAATTTGAGAGAAAGGAATACTATTATATGTTTCTTTTACAAAATTACTAGGAGAAGTAGAAATGGCTACAACAGGTTGATTATCTATAGAATATACTTCAAAATCCAATCCACGCACCCCCATCAATAATAGTTGTTTCAAAGCACATACATCTACATAGTTATCTTTATAAGAACCGATTCCACAACAGTTATAGGCAGTATATGTATAATAATCTCTCAAAAAATACTTGCAATTAGGATCATTTTCATTCAAAGATTTGATATTTGTTTGAATATTGGAATATATCTTAGATAATGATGAGCACTCTGATGAAATAGTTGGACGCAAAATCCAATAATGTATTATCAAAATAAGTAATAATAAAGCGATCATACCAATCACAATATTTGAAGCGAAATTAGCATCAATATTTTTCAGTTGTTCTTTAAATGATTTGGCATTCAAGTTTGCTTTAATTGACTTTAAATCAATATTGGGTATTTTTGAGTAATAACTTTTTAATTTATCCATAATATTATATATAATATTATATAAAAAAGTAATAAATATAATATTTGTATTATATAATAATCGCGTAATGGCTGGTGGTTTGATGCAGTTAGTATCAGCAGGACAAGAGAATATCATATTAAATGGAAATCCATCTAAAACATTTTTCAAATCCGCCTATGCAAAATATACAAATTTTGGTCTCCAAAAATTTCGTGTAGATTTTGAAGGAGCAAAAACCCTGCAACTATCAAATGAATCTTATTTTACATTCAAAATCCCGAGATATGCTGATCTTTTAATGGACTGTTATCTCTCTGTTGATCTTCCTAATATTTGGAGTCCTATTATGCCTCCAGTTCAAAACGCAACTACAATTGCTAACAATTCAGGTGTTTGGGTTCCTTATGAGTTTCGCTGGATAGAATATATCGGAGCTCAAATGATTTCCAAAATATCTATTACTTGTGGAAATCAAACACTACAAGAGTTTTCAGGTGCCTATTTGCTTGCTATGGTCCAAAGAGACTTTAGTACAGATAAAAAGGCTCTTTTTGATAAAATGGTTGGAAACGTTCCTGAATTAGCAGATCCGGCAAATTATGGAACTCGTGTTAATTCATATCCTAATGCTTATTATACGAGTGACCCAGAAGGAGCAGAGCCTTCTATTCGTGGCAGAACATTATATATTCCTTTGAATGCTTGGTTTAATTTAAAAAGTCAAATGGCCTTTCCTTTAGTTGCTTTACAATATAATGAGTTACATATTAATATTACGATGCGACCTATTCAAGAACTATTTCAAATAAGAGATGTTTTTGATAGTATCAACAATTATCCCTATATTTCTCCCAACTTCAATACTTGGTATATGCAATTTTATCGATTTTTACAAACACCTCCAGATATTGAATTAGGCGTAAATTCTTATTTGGATATACGCACATTATGGAATACAGACATACATTTGAATTGTACTTATTGTTTTCTCTCAAATCAAGAACGAAATACATTTGCTTTGAACGAACAAAAATATTTGATTCGCCAAGTTCGCGAAATTCCTTTTTATAATGTTACAGGTGCTAACAAAGTTGAAGTCAATTCCTTAGGAATGGTAAGCAGTTATATGTTTTATATGCAAAGAAGTGATGCTAATTTGAGAAACGAATGGTCTAATTATACAAATTGGCCGTATAGATATATTCCAAATGATTTGACGTTAGCATCTACTACAGGTGCTTTTCCACTTACTTATACAAATTCAAACGGAACACAAACTGTTTTATATATTGGTCCAGGTGTCAACGCAAATCAAACTTTGACTGGATGGTTAATTACAGGAAACTACAATTTTGAAAATCAAAAAGATATATTAACTAATTTTGCCATTTTGATCGATGGAGAATATAGAGAAAATCAACAACCTGCAGGTGTATATAACTATATTGAAAAATATATTCGCACATCCGGAAACGCACCTGATGGACTATATTGTTATAACTTTTGTATACATACCAGTCCATTTGATTTACAACCCAGCGGAGCTATGAATATGAGTATTTATAATAAAATAGAGTTTGAATTTAATACTGTTGTACCACCGCTTGATATCAACGCTCAAACGTTAGCTATTTGCGATCCTATATCACAGCAAATTGTGGGAATAAATAAACCAACATGGAGAATATATGACTATAACTTTAACATGATTGTATTTGAAGAGACAATCAATCAGGTAATATTTGTTGGCGGAAACTGCGGACTTCTTTATGCCAAATAAAGTTTTATTTTTCCTTCTATATTCTTCTCTTATGTTTTTGCACATTCAAAAATGGTGTAAAAACAAATATAAAAACAAACATATAAGATTTATTATATGAATAAATCCACAGTTTCAATTGTAACTATCTCTCAATTATCCAGACACAAGAGTCTTTTATTATTGTTTAAAATGATTAACTACCAAACATATCAAAATATAAAGGAATGGATAATTGTAGAAGGTAGTCAAAATGAAGAAGATGGAATAAAAAATGGAGAACATATTCAATCTCTCCAAAGAAACTATATAGGTCCGATGGAAATTATTTATATTCCCTATTCGGGTAAACATCTAAGTGATTTAAGGAATGATGGTAACGACATTTGTAATGGAGATATAATTGTTTGTATGGATGATGATGATTATTATCCTAGAGAAAGAATAGAACATGCAGTTTTTAAATTGGAAAAATCACATAAGTTAATTGCAGGCTGTTCTGATATTTTAATATACGATTATTATTTAGATAACTTATATCAAAGTGAAAAATTATCTTATAATCATTCGACAAATAACTGTATGGCGTATAAAAAAAAATATTTGGAAAACCATAGACACGAATCAGGACTTCGTCAGGGAGAAGAAAAAAGCTTTACAAATAATTTTACCGAACCGATGGTTCAACTAGATACTAAGAAGTGCATCGTAGTTATAAGTCATGATACAAATACATTCAGCAAAAGACAAATGTGTATAAATGGATCCAATAAAGAAAAATATAGTATATTTAGAGAAATAAAAAAGCCGATATCTAAATATATTCCTTTTGATATTTTGAAAGAAATGATGGAAATATTTTGTCAAACTGTGATGAAAGAAGAATAAATTTCATAGGTTTCTTTATAGGTTTCTTCATAGGTTTCTTCATAGGTTTCTTCATAGGTTTCTTTATAGGTTTCTTCATAGGTTTCTTCATAGGTTTCTTTATAGGTTTCTTCATAGGTTTCTTCATAGGTTTCTTCATAGGTTTCTTTATAGGTTTCTTCATAGGTTTCTTCATAGGTTTCTTTATAGGTTTCTTCATAGGTTTTATGGTTGAGAGAGATAAGCATTTGCTGCTAATGGACCATTATCAATAAACTCACCTGATAATGATGGTCGTGGAGCATAAACTGGTTGAAATGTGTTACTACCTTTGATATTAGAAGGATAATATTTTTGTTGAAATAAACTGTTACCAAAATTATATGAACTACGCCACACATTCAAACCTTTATCATAGTCAACAGGTGGAACACCCTTTGGGTTGTATAAAGCAGCATGTGTTCCTATATCTGTTGTCAAAACCGAGTATCTTGGTGTTTGTGTATATGTTAGTTTACCTGCGTCATTTTGACCTTTCACATTTGAGGTTATTGATTTGGAAACATAAGTAGGTTGACAACCTAAACAATCAATATCACTCACACATTGTGTTTTTGTTAAAGAACAAATACTTAATGGATTACAAAAGTTGGAACATGAATATGATGTGTTAATTGGAAGATCGACATTATGATTTGTTAGAGAAGTTCCCATATCTGCTACTCCTTCTTTATATGAAGACACGTATAGAAAGGATGAAATTATAGCAAAAAATAAAATTATAATATAAATTCCAACTTTGATTGTATTTTTTCTTTGAAAAAAAGAAAACATATTTATATATTCTGCATAAAATAATATTTACTTGTATATAATATGCCTATTGATAAAAAAACAAAATCAAATAAAAGTAACACAGAAAGTACCGAAAATGCAGGAAAATTAGCGAAATCATTAGCATACATTATTTTACATCTTGGCATAATAATAGTAGTTGGAACAGCAACATTATATGGTTGTCGTGTATGTCAATCAAATATATTACCAAGTGATGTAAATTGTTTTCCTTATAGTGAAACACCAGCAAATAAACCGGAAGAAATACAAATTAGTATAAATGTTGTATATAATCCTGAAACAGAAAAAAAGGAATCAGAGAAAATAACTTTTCCATTTGATGAAAACATAGAAAATACCAAAAGTCTTATTATTCAATATATAAAAACTATTTCCGAAAAAATACATAACTCAAAAACAAGTAATTTTTTCAAATATTTTTTGAAAGTTTTACAAGGATCATTAGCAAATAATATTGGGTTATATCAATCTTTTTTAAATTTTATTAATTCAACTTTGACAGAATCTTTTATTATTGTTTTCTCTCAATTTATATTGTTATTTTTATGTTTCTTTGTTTTCATAGTAAATACTTTTTATTCTTATTATTTGTGGATTGTAAATATACTTGTAATATTTGGGTATGGTGAAAATGAAAATTCATCAACAAATATTTTTAGTGATATTTCTAATTTATTTGTCTCTATAACAAATTGGAAAACATGGTTAATATTGATTTTATGCGTAGTGTTTTTTCCATTAATATTATTATTTTTACTTGTTTTGTTTGTTTTGATAATAGGATTGACACCCGTATTAGCATTAATTAATTTGTTGTTAACATTTATTTTATCTTGTTCTATGAAAGCAGAGAAAAATGGAAAAAAATATAACATAATGAATTTATTTAAAGATGTTTTATATTATAAAAAGAGTTTACTATTGGCAGTATTTTCACTTTTCTTTTTACAAAGTTCTTTTTCCATTTATGGTTCGTTTGCTCTTGGAATTGGTATTTTTGTTATTCTTATTTTGTATTTTTTTACTTCAGTTTATAAAAATCCACCATTTCCAAAGAATATAACACCTATAAGTGAAGATTTTAGTGTAGCAAAAAAAGAACCATGTAACGAACCAAATATGAAAGGAGGATCAGGATCAAAAAAGGGATCCAAATATAAAAAGAAATAAAAAATCGGTCACAAAAAAGAAATAAAGAATAAAATGATATAAAACAATATTAAAATAATAAACATATGCCAAAAAATAAAAATCCAAAAAAAGGTCCGGTTCCAATCAAACAAGAATCACAAAAACAAGCGCAAACCCAACCCCAAGCGCAAACCCAAGCGCAAACCCAAGCGCAAACCCAAGCGCAAAACATAACACATTTACCATTTGTGAGTATATGTACTCCAACATTTAATCGTCGTCCATTTATTCCAAGTTTGATTAGATGTTTTTTATCTCAAACATATCCTAGAGAGAAAATGGAGTGGATTATAATTGATGACGGTACTGATAAGATAGAAGACTTAGTTTGCCATATACCCCAAGTAAAGTATTTCAAATATAAGGAAAAAATGTATTTGGGTAAAAAAAGGAATCTTATGCATGATAAAGCCAGAGGTAAAATGTTAGTGTATATGGATGACGATGATTATTATCCACCAGAAAGGGTATCACATGCAGTAAATACCTTACTTAAAAATCCCCAAGCACTTTGTGCCGGTTCATCCGAAATGTATATTTATTTCAAAGATTTAAATAAGATGTACCAGTTTGGACCATATGGACCAAACCATTCAACTGCTGCTACTTTTGCTTTTCGAAGAGAATTATTGGGTAAAACAAAATATGAAGATAATGCAGCACTAGCAGAAGAAAAAGAATTTTTAAAAGGTTATACTATTCCTTTCGTTCAGTTAGATCCCATAAAAACAATTTTAGTGTTTTCACATATACACAACTCTTTTGATAAAAAACAGTTATTAATAAATTTAGAATCTAGCAAAGGTTCACTATCAACAAGAACAATAAATGAATTTATTCAAGATGAAGATACAATAAAATTCTTTTTGAATGATATTGATGATCTGTTGAAAAGTTATGGACCTGGAAAGGTTGAAAACAAACCTGAAGTTTTAAAACAAATAAGTGAAATAAAAGAAAAAAGAGAGAAAATGATAAAGGAACATCAACAACA